TTATGGATAATATGGAAGATTATAAATTCCATTCATTATCTCTTCTGTGCATTTCCACTGGGCAAGAACTGCCCAAATCACCTAAGTTAATAGAAGGTGAAACCCCTGGATTTTTAATTGGGGGGTGGTTTCGACGTTATTTCTCTAAATATATGAATAAATCAAGAGAAGTCGATGATGTGGCTTTTTCTAGGATGGCGTCCATTATAAATGTTAAAAGAGGATGCCTTGCGCTGTCAAAAGACCGACAAAAAGATTTTATAATCGGTCATAAGAAAAATATGACAGGTGCAGCCTATGAGGGTGAGGGTCTTGAGAATGAACTCAGGGAGGTGGTACAAAATGTTTGTAGGCTTACAGACAAAATCTACAAGGGTACAGTTTTGGAAAAAGATGCACCGTACTGGAGGGTTCCTTCAGTTAGCGCCACTTATGAATATTCAAGGGCGAAAGGGGGTGCTCATACGGATTTATTATCTGTACATGAACCTACTGAAACTGTGGGGGGGTATACACTACGTCCACCTGACGATGAACATGATGTTTGGTGGGTGGAGTCCATCCCATCTTTTATTAATTATTGTCAACTCAGAAATGAGTGTACATTAGATCTCTATAGAACCACGGCCATATGTGCAAAAGTACATAAAGTTCTTGAACCTTTTAAGGTTCGTCCTATTACGGCCGGTCAATCTAAGATTTACCATTTGGGTAGACTTATCCAAAAACCTTTGCACCAGCGACTGAGAAGTCGCAAAGAATTTCAATTAATTGGTGCCGAGCTTACACAACAAGTTATTTTTGATAACTTTGTAGGCTCAAAGGTAATGAGGAGTAGTCGGTTCCATTATCTCCGTCGCGAACTGCGCAGAGAAAATATAAGGAACCTTATCCTTGGGAAACCTATATTGACATCCACAGACTGGTATATTCGAACTTATATATCCGATATATATTTTACTGGTTTTGTGGCTGGAGATTTTAAGTCGGCAACGGATGCTATGCATCCAGATATTCCAAATAAATTTTGCCTGACAATGTTATTGGGTGGTAATGTGTCCTACGCATATTATGAATTAATGCGAAAGTTATTAGGACCACATAACCTGGACTATGGTGAAACCCCGGAGGGTTTTGATGATTGTGTCCTCCAGACACATGGGCAACTTATGGGATCACCGATCTCCTTCCCGGTCCTTAATATAGCAAATGCTGCTGTACTTTGGACCAGTGTTAATGAATATTTGGGAAGAGAGGTCAGTTGGGAGTTTGTCCTTAAGCACTATCGGCCATTGTTTAATGGTGACGATGTCACATTCCTCTCGAATCCGTTTCATTATAGGATTTGGATGAGGATAGCAAACAGTGCTGGGATGACTCCTTCCC